AGATTGGCAAAAGATTTTTTAAAATCCTTTTCACCTTTTTCTTGGTAAGTTTTTTCTAAGTTTGAAAGAATACTTTCTTTTAATTGTCCAAACATCTGTTTAATATTTTTATATAAATATCAGTTATTTTTTTATTATACTAATAAATTATCAATTTCATCAATTGTTTTTTTAAGAGCTTCATTGATTAACTTATTTTTAGCGTCTAATTTTCTTTTGGTTATCTCAGCTAAAGGTTCTTCAGCACCTGGTAATTCAGCAGCTGTTTCTGGGGCCGCACCAGCTGTTTCAGGGCCTGGTATTTCAGCACCAGCCTCAGCTCCTGGAACTTCTAATGGTGTTGTAAAATCAGTTCCACCAGCACTTTCAGCACCACCACCCATATTACCGATGTCACCCATACCACCACCAGCGCTTTCAGCACCAGTACCACCAAGTGTCATGTTGTTAGGGTCAATTTTATATATTTTGTAGATATCTCTGAATATACCAGTTTGTTTAATGGTTTCACCAAGAGTTTTAATCTCCTCACCACCAGCTTTTTCAACAGCTTGTCTTTGGATATCAAGTTTAATCTCATCATCACTCATATTTAAGATTTCTTTTTTAGCATGTGTCATTGACATAGCAGAGAATCCGTTACCAGCGTCAGAGACAGCATCACGATATAACGTAATTTTTTCTTTCAAGTTTTGGATTTTAAGCATCTCAGCTTGGGTAGATGGGCTTGTTAATGTTAACGTAAAGTTTTCTAAGTCATCTGTAAAACCTTTGGTGTATAAATGGATAATAGCCATTTTATTTAACTCTTGAATAAGAGCTTTTTGTATTCTATGTACAGCTCTCGCAAAACGAACATCAAGAATAGCTAAGTTTTTACCATCACCAGTTGTTTCTTCAAAACCAATAAAAGCTTTAGGTACTCTAAGCGCCGCAAGCATTTTCTTTTGGATATACTCGATGTCAGCTATTTCTGATAAGTTTTGGGCCCCAGGAAGCGTCTCAATTGGCATCGCAAGGCTTGGATCTCTAACAGGGATAAAATAATCCTGATCGACAGCTAATGCATTATAACGTGTATCCTGATTACCGTTATCCTTATTAACCATATTAACCCTTTTAAAGTTATTGGCGATTTTATCAACATAAGCATCAACGTCTTTATCATCCATATTACCAACGAATACTTTGTAAACACGTCTTTCTGGTGCTCTGGTTACACGATATACTAACATCGCATCCTCAGATAACAATAATTGTTTCCAAATTCTTCTCACTTTTTCAAGCATCGATGTACCGTAAGGTAATCTTCTATCATCACCAAGCAATCTAAAGTGAGAAATTTCAAATGAGTTAAATTCAACATTTTTATCTTTCCAGAAAAATTTAATATTCTTTTCTTTTTGTTGGTCACCTAAACTTGTAATTTTTGAAAAACCTGGTTCAGATCTTGTCATCTCAATATTCGGTAATTGTGTTACACCAATAATACCCTGATTAGGTACGATTTTATTGTAAACAAAATTATCACCATATTTACATACGTTTCTAGCCCAAGCTGTGAGGTTAGCGTTAATATCTAATACATTTTCAAATAAATCTGTTAACTCTTTTTTTATTCTGGTGCTATCAGAATAAATTGTTAAAACCTTACCGCTTTCATTTGCAGTTGTCGCTTCTTCAGCAAAGATATCCAACGCAACAGAAATTTCTGGTGTGTTATGTGAAAATATTGTATCAGTTGCGAAATTTTTATATCCAGGTACTGTTAAATCATAAACAGGCATTATACCATAAGGTTCAATACTAACAATTTTATGGTTTACAACCATAACATCTTGTTTTTTTCTACCAGTTTTACCCATAGTAATACCATATGCATCTGTAAAAGTTTTCCAATTATTATAACCACCTTGTCTTAATGTTGATCTTAATTTACCTAATGTGATATTTAATTTAACACAAACTTTAACCATTAATTTTTCTTCTTTCGCTGTATCAACTAATAAATCCCAAGGTATTAACTTAAAATTAATTGACTCAAAGTTTTCAGATATTGGTCTATATTTTTTAATTTTATAAACACTTAAAAAATCATCCCAATTTTTAAAACCATTAAATCTTAATTCATTTTGTATTTTTCTGTAAGAAACACCTAAATGTTTTGCCGTTAATTCAATCGTTCTTTTTTCTTTCGCAACATTTATTACTGTGTTAAAATCTATTTTAATATACGCTGGGTTATTTTCACCAGATCTTTCACCATTCCAGTGATGTTTGTTATCGGTACGTTTACTTATTTCAAGCATTTTAGCTCTATAGTCTGGGTTAGACCATAATTTTTCATTATTTAATCTTGCGTGATAAGCTCTATGTTCCGATATATCCCATATTTTTAAATTTTCTGGGTTATTGTTTTTACCATTAAAATCTATATGATGAACTTCTTCGTTTTCTTTTAATTTTTGGTTATAAAACCATTCAGCAACTAAAGTATGTTCGGCAACCCAACCATTATGACCTTCTTCATTATTACAAGTATAAACCCAATTATATTTTTCATTATTATAAAATGATTTACGGTAAAACGGCATCATTGAATCACCTGGTTTTAGATTTTCTAACATCTCAAAAACACCGTCACGTTTTAAAAATCTATGACCATATGTTGCAATAATAAAACTATTATCATCAAAAGTTATCTTATATGTCATTTCATCACGTGTGTAATGTGCGTTTCTTGCCATTGCTGGTACAACCTTTTTAAGGTTATGATCATAAGCGTATGTTATAAACTCATAATCTCTACCTTTATCAGCTAGTTCTTTTATAGTTATAAAACCGTCTGGTGTAGCTATTTTAGTATCTCCAATAATTGAATATTCCATGGCCTCATAATCGTAATATGATGCAATTCTTGTTGGTTCATAATAAACAGCTTTTTGATAAAGTTCATTATCAATTTTTTTCCACTGATTTTGTAAATATAGTGTTTGTTGCGCCTCTAATTTTTTTTGTTCCAAATCATCACCACTTAATCCGTTGAATGAACTTGGGTCAATGACATATTTAGGTCCATCGACTTCATTACCGAGAGCTTTATTTAATCTTTGAAATATTGTTAATCTATTGTCTGCCATATATTTTTAATTTACGTATTCACATAAAACATAAGGTGGGTATTTGTATTTTTCCCCAGCTTCGTCCCATTCTTTTTTTTGCACATATGTTGTTGTACCATCTGACTCTGGTGAACATTTGATAGCATCAACATTTCTTTGTAACGACTTAGCATCATTTTTATCCAAATTTTTTGGGTTAGTTTCTCTAACGATTGATGTTGATCCAGGTCCGCTACTTCTAGCTTGTTTAATTATATTTCCCATTTTTTTAGTTATTTTTAATTATTAGGTTTAGTTTTCATTACACCAAATAACCAACCAAATTCCTTTGTATTCATCATATTATTACTTGATGCAAATTCATCAGAATTATAATATGATTTATCTGGGTTTGGTGAGCTAGTTATGTCTTTTAATAAATAGTCTGCTTCTGTTTTTGCGTTATTAGTTGTTATCTTCCAGCTATCTAGCATAGCTCTGGTCATATTATCTGATTCTTGTAATCTTTTAAATGAGGTGTTTGCAACAAATAAACACATACCAAGGGCCATGATAAGGTCATCGTGTGAACCTTTCATATGGTCTGGTTTACCATTTTTATAAACGAATTTTTTTAACTCAGCTGTCAACCTTTCACTTCTGATTTTAAAACCACCTCTAGCAACCGCTTCTTCTAAAGCAGCCACAATTTGACCTCTTCTATTTTTTGAAGCAAAATTTATACCTGGGATGGAATTATCATCTGGTATAAAGTACATACTATTACTATCACCTTCTTTATCGTAATGTAATAATTTTTTAGGATAATTTAACTCTTTAAGTTTTTGTGTTGACGCGATACCCATACCACCTGTAATATCAAATGTAGATAACGCATCGTACATCCTACCGTATTGATCCACAATTAATGCGGCTACATCTGGTGGGACTTTACCATGATATTCTAATACCTGTTCAAAGGTATCATAATCAATAATACACATACCTGTGGCATCCTCAGAATCACCACGAGATACGTCAAGTGCTAAGATATATCTATGACCCTTTTCAGGTAATTTCCATATCCATAGATTACTATCCCAAGCCTTGTCTTTAACAATCGGGTCAATAACATTTTCTTGTTCCTGTTTTCTGATTACCTCACCTTCAATAACGTTATCACCAGAACCAATAAAGGCGCATTCTAATTCTTGATTTATCATACGTTTGTTGAAGTTCATATCCCTACACATATTTTCATACCATGTGGATTGTGGTTTATACCCTTCAGTGATAAATTTATTTATAACATCTAGGTGTAAATCAATAACCGATTCAATAATATCTTCATCTTTTTCAGATGCTGGTTTTTGAATCCAATCAACAATATCTTTAGTCTTAATTAAACGTAAATCTTTGTTGAATCGTGGATCTTGCCACCATTTTAAGTGTGTAACACAGAAACTGTTATCACCTTTGATAGCACCTTCATACGAAGCGTAATAAATTGGGTCTAACCCATTAGGGGTTGAGATCAATACAGCTTTACCACCAGTACCGATTGAAGCCAAACACGCTGTCCATAATTCTTGACCACCTTCAACGAAGGCGGCCTCATCAATTAATAAAACAGTTGGTGTGTAACCACGCAAGGCATCCTGTGATGTCGCAACGGCTTTAATTTCCGAACCGTTAGATAATCTAACGTGTTTTTGTGATGATTTATCAAATGAAACATTTACCCAATCAGGTAGTTGTTTGATAAAATTAATAATTTTGTTTTGAAATTCAATTGCCGTTTCCTGTTTATTAGCAAGGATCAAAACCTTCTCAGGTCTATCTGGACTAGCAAACGCCGTAAGTACAGCGGAATACGCAGCTGTAACAGTTGATATACCAGCCTGGCGATATTTTAAAACTAAATTAAATCTATGTTTTTTGTAATTATCAACAAGTTTTTTTTGACCATCGAAAAGTTCAAAAGGTACATACCCTTCTCTGGTTTTGTCAAAAGTTTCAAAATAACTTTCTATAACATAACAAAAATCTTGAGAGCACTTCGCATACTCTATTAGTAATTCTTTCTTATCAGTAATTTGTTTAGCCAAGTGTTATTCTTTACATATAAATAGTTTATTATAGTCCTAAATCGCTTAAATCAATATTATCAAAGTCATCTTTAATAAAATTATATTCCATAATTTCCATTCTTTTTTCTTTAACAATATCTTTTATCTCTTTTTTAGCGTAATCAGGTCGATGTTCTAACAACGACATAAAATCAATAAAATCTTTAGCATCTCTTTTGAAGAGATCGATTAAGATTAATTTTTTAATGTCATAATCTTCTTCATCAATTAAAGCGTGAAAATTAGCCCATATAATAGGGAATAAACGAATATCCCATAATTCAGAAATAATTGTATCGGTATAATCAATTACTTTATCTGTGTTTTCTTCTGGTAAACCAACCACAGATAATAAAGAGATGATACCTTTTATCATTTCGTGAATTAATATCGGCAAATTAATTGCTTTTGCTATAATTTTAGGTGTTTCCCCACTAAAGTCAAGCTTAACGTAACCTGCATTATTCGAATCAGCCGATTCAATCTGCTGTTGAAACATCCCATCGCTAATTAAATAATAAAATAAGTCATTAGCGATTAAAGATTTTTGGTAGCAATCAGTAATATCTGGTACAATCTCCTCAATTTCAGAACGATATAAATGAAATAAATAATGACCCCTTAATGACGCACCTTGTGCTAGAGCATTAATCGTTCTTCTTTTTACGATTTCATCTTCCATTTCATTTTCAAGTTCCTCTTTTTCTTCTTCAGTTAAAGGTGATTCCATATTTATTTCCTCAGGTAATTTAATTTTACCTGGTTCTAATATTTCTAAATCAAAAATAACCTCATCTTTACCAATAAACCACTGTTCTCTTATAATTTTTTCAGCAAGTTTACATAGTTTTAACCTATTACCGTTCTCTTTATTAGTCGCTTCCATTAAATTTTTACCAGCTGACAACATAACTTCCATTGGGTTTAGTTGTGATTTATCAATCCCAAATGTGTTACAATAAGAGTCAACCAACTCTTTATATCTTTCAGACGCAATAACTTCCTCTCTCCAGCTTTCTGGATGTGTGGATTGGTCGTAGTAAGGCATTTTAGCCAAAGGGTGTGTTCTTTTGGTTAATGCGGTAACTGTCGCTTTAGCGATAAAATTTGGGTAATCCCCCAATTGTAGTCCTGAGTTTCTCATAAAAAAAATGCCTTGTTTATATTTAACAAGGCAAATGTAGGTAAATC